TGGCGGCACAAAGAAATGGGAGCGGCTTGACACTTACGGACCTAAGCTCGTGGAAAACATTGTGCAGGCAACAAGCCGTGACATTCTCAGCTACGCTATGCGGGCGCTCCGGCACTGCGCCATGGTAATGCACGTCCATGACGAAATCGTCATCGAAGCCGACCGCCGATTATCCACCGAGGTTTTATGACAGCAAATGAGCCGGACACCGCCTTGGGCAAAGGGGCTTTTGCTCCGTGCCGACGGCTTTGAAACGGAATTTTATAAAAAAGATTAAAACAACTACGGAAAACCGCTTCTCACTGTCCTTTCGTAAGTGAGGGCGGTTTTCGCCTATCAAAATAACGGAGGTTTCAGATATGTTCTATGTAAAAACAAGTTTTGGCTACGCAGATGTAGTTACGGAAATCCACTGCGACAACGTGTTCACCCGTTGCCCGGAATGCGGCAGTGAGTTGAACGTTGACCTTGCGGAAGTCTTCTCGGACGGTGATGCGGACTTGGAATCCACCTCCATCATCTGCTCTTCCTGCACAAAAAAGCGCATGGCAAATAAAGTGGCGCAAAGGAGATAGTGATGGACTACAAAAATGCAGAAGGCTACGCCGATCCGACCGCATATGAAGCGTTGACGGCAGTGGCAAAATCAGAAAAGCCGTATAAACCGCTTGTATACATCGCATCGCCTTATGCCGGGGATACCGAAACCAATGTCCGACGGGCGCAAGGCTACTGCCGTTTCGCCGTCACCAAAAACTGCATACCGATAGCACCCCACTTACATTATCCGCAGTTTATGGATGACAGCGATAAGGAACAGCGTGAACTGGGATTGTTTTTCGCCCTTGTTCTACTCGGTAAATGCGATGAGCTGTGGATTTTCGGTGACCGTGTATCAAACGGTATGTCACAAGAAATTAAGAAAGCCGAAAAGCGCGGCATCCCTATAAGACGATTTAGTTTCAAATGTGAGGAGGTGCAAACGATATGACCGAAAATCGCAGAGAGCCTATGGACGGAGTTGCCCTTGCCCGTTCCCTCGACCTAATTGCAAAGACCGAATACGACGGACACTTCACCATATTTGGCTTTACGGGCGGATTCAAGGTGATGTTTGGCACACCCGGTTCTCGTGATGATATTTATAACGCTGTCCCTGGTGCGACTATTGAGGATGCGGTTAAAAACTGCATCGACAAATATGCGAAATCCCACTCGCCGAATTCCGCGCGGTACGATAGACTGCGGCAACAGCAAGAACATGACAATCTTATGCTAAGAGGAGATGTGCCGGGAACCACGAGGAGGCGAAGTTATGATGAGTGAACATTGGGCTACCGACCAAATCTGGACATGGGAAAATGCCAGAAAACCTTACAGACAATTAACCGCTTCGCCTACCGAAGAGTGTTACCGTGTGGCTGAAAAACCCCAAATTCTCCCATACCCTGACAAAATGCCGTTACCTACGGTTCTTGCTGACGAGTTACACGATTTCGGCGAAGTCTCTCTCCCTGTAGACGAAAGAACCGTACCGTTGCCGGTATTTGAGGTAAATATGTGGGTCGATGCTGGCTCAGACGATTCAAGAATCGCAAAACTGCTCCAACCTGAAAAACCATACCGCGAAGATATGTGGGTGTACGGTTTCGACTGTCTTTTCGTATTGAATAAGGTCATAACCGATACCCGCCACTATTCCAACTATGTGACTTGTATGCTGACTTTGTATGACAGCAACGATTCGTCGGCTGGGGTAAATGACGTGGCCATATTCACCTTTGTAGATAAAGGCGAACACTTTATTAAGATTCTGCCTTATTGGAGAGACCCGGATATGGTGCATCTTTGCGATGATTTACAGCTTGAAAAACTCGCATTATGGTTGGGCTTTTTATGGAGAGGCATCCAGCTCCGTCTGCTTAATCGCCCTGAACTGGTTCGTGAACGCCATACTCGTATACCCAAAGCGGACATGGACAGTGCGAAAAAGGAAGCGCCTAAGACGGCGCGAGTTGTAAAAGTTGTCCGCGAAATAACACTGCTTTCGGAAAATATAAAGCCCGAAGAGACAACCTCGTATGAGCCAAAGCGCACAATCGATCTTGATTGCTGGGGAGTCACAGGGCATTGGCGTGTTTATAAAACGGGGAAACGAGTATGGATTGCACCTTACCGCAAGGGTAAGGAACGCCATAACAACAGCACATATTCGGCAAAAGAATACCAAATAGTACAGGAGGTCAGATAAATGCGCCAATTGAAAATTGCTTACGGCAGTAGTTGTTTTGCAAAGAAGTGGTCTAACAAAACCATTGGATTTGATGAACTGTGTGAACAGTTCAGAGTCCCGGTCAGGACCTCCGAATCAGCAGAAGAGTACCCTAAGCTGCCGAAAGCCGAACGCGACCGTATTAAAGACATCGGCGGTATTGTGCCGGCGGAGCTTCGAGACGGCAGGCGTAAAAGTGCGAATGTAAACTGCTGCTCTATGATTAAGCTGGATGGCGATGAGGTAAATACGGACTTTTTAGACCAGTTTGAAACGCGTAATGAATACGCTGCCGTCATTTACAGCACCCACAGCCATACACCCGAAGCACCACGGCTCCGCATCTTTGTTCCTGCGACACGGGATATGCCCCCCGAAGAAACCGTAGCGGTTACACGCTATTTTGCCGAAAGTCTCGGAATAGACCAGTTTGATGAATGCTCCTATATCCCGCATCAGCTTATGTACCGTCCTTCGGTCTCCTCCAACGGCGAGTACATATTCCGCAAGTATGACGGAAAATGGCTTGATCCCGATGAAATATTGTCGGCGCATCCGAACTGGCATGATGTTACCACTCTCCCAACATCCTCGCGGGAAAGTGCTGTTATACAGCGGGATATAAAACGGCAGGCAGACCCTCTGGCTAAAGACGGAATTATAGGTGCGTTCTGCCGGACATACGGCATCAGTTCAGTAATAGATAAATTCCTCGCCGACATATATGTGCCGTCGGCGGTTGAAGGGCGCTACGATTACATTAAAGGCACCAGCGCTGCAGGCGTGGTCGTTTACGATGATAAGTTCGCCTACTCCCACCATGCTTCCGACCCGGCATACGGCAAACTGCTGAATGCTTTTGACCTTGTTCGCACCCATCTATTCGGAGATCTTGACGAAAAAGCGTCGTTTAAAGAAATGTCAGACCTTGCCGTGAAAGATGAAGCGGTCAGCAATTTACTGCTCGAAGAACGCCGCCAAAAAGCATCGTCTGATTTTATGGACGATGAGAACTGGGCATCGCGGTTGACAAGAACCAAGCAAGGCGAGGTCGAAAATACCCTCGGTAATCTGCTCCTTATATTAAATATGGATAAGTCGCTGGTAGGGATACGGTATAACAAACTTGCAAGCCAAATATACGGTGAGGGTTTGCCGTGGGAACGGCAACATCCTGCTTGGCGCGAAGCGGATACTGCACAGCTTGTCGCATATATCGATGCCCACTATGGTGAGTTCACAGCACGAAATTATGAGCTTGCCATCACAAAGGTTTCCGATGACCGAGCTTATCATCCTATCCTCGAATATCTCGACGCATTGCCGTCATGGGATAACAGGCAAAGAGTAAACACCTTTTTTATCGACTACCTCGGTGCTGAGGATACCGCCTATACTCAAGCGGTTACTCGAAAAACACTTGTAGCGGCGATAGCACGAGTGAAACATCCGGGGATAAAGTTTGATAATGTTCCTGTTTTGAACGGGCCCCAAGGCATCGGAAAATCCATGGCAATTTCACGCTTAGGCCGTGAGTGGTACTCCGACAGCCTGTCCATATCGGATATGAAGGATAAAACAGCACCCGAAAAGCTACAGGGACATTGGCTGCTTGAACTCAGCGAAATGGCGGGCATCAAGAAAATGGATGTGGAAACCGTGAAATCCTTTGCAAGCCGGGTCGACGACAAATACCGCCCATCTTACGGACGAGTAGTCGAAAGCCATCCTCGCCAGTGCATCATCATCGGCACGACCAACAACGACGGTGGTTTCCTCCGTGATGTTACCGGTAATCGTCGATTTTGGCCTATCAGAGTAACGGGCAAAAGCAAAAAACATCCGTGGGATTTGATCGAAAAGGAAGTCGAGCAGATTTGGGCTGAAGCGATAGCCTTGTTTGAAGCGGGGGAAGAACTCTACCTCACAGGAGATGTGGCTGTTGTCGCCTCCGATGAACAACGAGGTGCAATGGAAAATGATGACCGTGAAGGCTTGGTGGTTGCCTACCTTGAAGCGTTGCTTCCTGTTAACTGGGATACCATGGATATATACGCCCGTCAAGAATATTTCCGTTCCCCGGATGACCCGACAAAGCCGGAAGGCACAATTCGCAGGGTTCAGGTCAGCAATATGGAAATATGGTGCGAGTGTTTCGGAAGACATCGTGATGCCCTGAAAAAGACCGATTCCTACGAGATAGAAGCGATTGTAAACAGTATCGGCGGCTGGGAGCGGTACACAGGCAGTAAGACCGGCAAGAAAAATATCCCGCTTTACGGACCCCAAAAAATCTATGTTCGGGAAAAATAAGTGTGCCCATTGTGCCTATCAAGGCTTCGGCATAGATCTTGGGCACGGTCGCAAGCCCTGATAAAACCTATAAAGAATGTTGCTTGTGCCGATTGTGCCTATAAAACTCTACTCCTTTTATACATCTATATATTAAAGGGTTTTGCGTGTGTGAATACGCCTGTGTGCGCCCGCGTAGAAAAATCGGCACAATCGGCACATCGGCACAAGGAGGATAAAATGCGTGAAAAAACCATAGAACAGAAACTCGCGAAGGCAGTCCAAGCAATGGGAGGTATCGCGCCTAAGTTTATAAGCCCCGGCTTCGACGGAATGCCCGATCGCCTTGTGCTTCTCCCCACCGGCATAATTGCTTTTGTTGAGGTCAAACGGTATGGAGAAAAACCTCGACCATTACAGGAAGCAAGGCATGAGTTGTTACGGCGTTTAGGTTTTGAAGTTTATATTTTGGACGATGGAGAGCAAATACCAGGATTATTGACGGAAATCAGAGGTGATTTGTTTTGAAATATAATCCACATAGCTACCAAGAATACGCCACCGACTTTATCGATAAAAATCCAGTGTCCTGCCTTCTACTCGATATGGGGCTTGGAAAAACGGCAATCACGCTGACCGCTCTCTGCGACCTGCTGTTCGACAGCTTTGAAGCCCACAGAGTTTTGGTAATCGCACCTTTACGGGTGGCTTCTCAAACTTGGCCTGATGAACTTCGCAAATGGGAGCATCTCTCTAATCTGCGGTTCTCGGTAGCGGTCGGCACGGAAGCGGAACGGAAAGCTGCACTCAGAGCCAAAGCAGACATTTACATTATCAACCGTGAGAACGTCCAGTGGCTCATTGAGGACAGCGGCATCCCGTTTAATTATGACACTGTGGTTATAGACGAATTGTCCAGCTTCAAAAACCACCAGTCAAAGCGGTTCAGGTCATTGATGAAAGCACGCCATAAGGTCAAGCGCGTCATCGGATTGACAGGGACACCGAGCAGCAACGGTCTCATGGATTTATGGGCAGAGTTCCGGCTCCTGGATATGGGACAGCGTCTCGGGAGGTTTATCGGACAGTACCGCACGGCATATTTCATCCCCGACAAGCGAAATGGTCAGGTCATCTTCAGCTACAAACCCTTGCCCAATGCGGAAAAGCAAATATACGATAAAATCGCCGACATCACCATTTCCATGAAATCCACTGACCATCTGACCATGCCGGAGCTGGTGACCGCCGAATATCCCGTTACCCTATCGGGTAAAGAGCGTGAGCGGTATGACGATTTAAAACAGGACTTGGTGCTGAAATTAGCGGACGGCGATGTCACAGCCGCAAACGCCGCCGCCCTGTCGGGCAAGCTCTGCCAAATGGCAAATGGTGCGGTTTATAGCGATGACGGCATTATCCACCACATACATGACCGCAAGCTGGATGCCCTTGAAGATTTAATCGAAGCAGCGAACGGCAAACCCGTACTTGTGGCGTATTGGTTCAAGCACGATTTGGAACGCATATCGGCGAGGTTGAAAGAGCGCCATATTCCGTTTGCAAAGTTGGACACTTCGGGAAGCATCACGAGCTGGAATGAGGGAGCATGGCCTGTCGCCTTAATCCATCCCGCCTCTGCCGGACATGGGTTGAATCTGCAATCGGGCGGCAGCACGATTATATGGTTCGGGCTGACATGGAGTTTGGAATTATATCAGCAAACCAATGCCCGCCTGTGGCGACAAGGGCAAAACTCCGACACGGTCGTTCTCCACCACATCATCGCCAAAAATACGATTGATGAGCGGGTAATGAAAGCCCTGCGGGACAAGGACAAAACACAAACCGCTTTAATTGACGCGGTAAAAGCAAATTTATAGAGCTAATCTACGGAGTTAATCTTAGGAGTCAATCCGTGCCAATCCGAGGGAATCAAAATTTATCGGAGGTACAGATTATGAATCCTTATGAAGAATTAGCAAATGCCATTGTGTTGCAGGCGGTCAAGGATTACCGGTTGCACGATGATGAAAAAGAGCTCGCTAGTATTGAGCGATTCTTTCGATCCGGCTGGTTTAGTGTCCTGACGAGCATTGACCCGGAAATGCTGATAGCCAAGCTGAGAAAGGAAAAGGTGCGCTATGAATACTAAAACCTACCTTTCTCAGGCACGCTACCTTGATATGCGTATTAAATCCAAGCTCCAGCAAATAGACTCCCTAAACGAACTGGCGACAAACTGTTCATCGGTCTTGACAGGTATGCCCAGGAATCCCAGCCCTTCTACCTCCCGCATGGCTGATGCCATTTGTAAGATTATCGACCTGCAGAACGAAATTAACTTTGACATAGACACGCTGGTTGATCTAAAAAAAGAAATCATGGGTGCCATCAAGGCTGTGGTGAATCCGGAGCACCAGACTCTTTTGGAGAAACGCTACCTCTGTTTTCTCTCCTGGGAGAAGATTGCTGTGGATATGGGCTACGACCTGCGTTATACACACAAGCTCCACATTCGGGCGCTGGAGGAATGTAAAACCCCTGCCTCTCCTGAAGTGGACATGAAAAGACACTGAAAGACACCTGCTTCTTATGATAGTATTATAATGGCAAGAAGAATAGAGATGGCCTTCAGGGAGCAATCCTTGAGGGCTTTCTTTATGCCCGTGAGGAGGTGAACCCATGCCATACAAACCTAAACGTCCCTGTGCCTACCCCGGCTGCGGTCGGCTTGCCGAGAGCGAGCAATACTGTGCCGAACATCAAAAGGTTGTGACAAAACAATACAACCAGTACGAACGCGACCCCGCTTCCAACAAACGGTATGGTCGTGCTTGGAAGCGTATCCGTGACCGTTACATCAAGTCGCATCCTCTTTGTGAGGAATGCGAGAAACAAGATAGGCTCACTCCCGCCGAAGAGGTGCACCACATTCGCCCGCTCTCTAAGGGCGGCGGCAATGAGAAGAGCAACCTCATGGCTCTTTGTAAATCCTGTCACTCTCGAATCACAGTCGAGAGCGGTGACCGATGGGGAAAATGAGGCATCGTATACATTTTGGTACGATACCTAAAAGCAATTTATTTGATACGGTCACTCCCGGTGGGGGCGGTGAAATCTCCAAGACTTACCAATGCGGACAGCGGCGTGGGGCTCCGTGTTGAAAAATGCGCAATCAAACGACCGAATAGCCCCAGCACGCAAGGAGTGTGATAAATATGGCCAAAGACGGCACCAACAGAGGCGGTGCTCGTGTCGGTGCGGGTGCAAAAAAGAAGCCTCTCGCTGACAAAATATCTGCCGGCAATCCCGGCGGCAGAAAGCTGACCGTCATGGAGTTTTCCGACACGGCAGATTTGCACGGCGAGGCAATGCCTGAACCAAATAAAATGCTTGAAGCTGTACAAAAGGACGGCAAGACGCTCGTCGCCGCTGACATTTACAAAAACACATGGCACTGGCTGCATGAGCGTGGCTGTGCGTCACTCGTCTCTCCACAGCTTTTGGAACGCTACGCCATGAGCGTGGCTCGTTGGATTCAGTGCGAAGAAGCTGTTACCGAATATGGTTTTCTCGCCAAACACCCCACCACGGGCAACGCCATTCAAAGCCCCTATGTGGCGATGGGTCAGAACTACATGAACCAGACAAACCGCCTGTGGATGGAGATATTCCAGATTGTCAAGGAAAACTGTACCGGCGAATACAGCGGAGCCAATCCGCAGGACGATGTGATGGAGCGGCTGTTGACCGCCCGGAAAGGAAAATAACATATGATTACTTATAAAACAGCAGAGAGTGTCTGCGCCGGACACCCGGATAAACTGTGCGACCTCATTGCCGACAGCATCCTTGATGCCTGCCTGCGCAAAGACAAATCCTCCCGTGTCGCCTGCGAAGTCATGGCGACCAAAGGCAAAATTATCGTTGCGGGCGAGATCACCTGCGACGGCAAAGTGGATATTCGTTGGGCAGTGCGTGAAGTCCTCAGAAAAGTCGGCTATAATCCGTGGAAGTTTACGGTTTTCGTATTCGTTCATAAGCAGAGCAAGGATATTGATGCCGGAGTGACCACCGCCCTTGAAGCCCGGAATGGCAGTGAGGAACGCTATGCCGTCCTCGGTGCTGGCGACCAAGGCACCGTTTACGGCTATGCCACCAATGAAACCCGCGAGATGCTTCCGCTCCCGCTGGTGCTGGCGCATAGAATTTGCAAGCGTGTGGACGCTGTCCGCAAGGATAAAATCGTCAAAGGCATTTTGCCTGACGGCAAGGCTCAAGTCACGGTTGAATATGAGGACGGCAAACCCAAGCGTGTGAAAACAATTGTGGTCTCCATCCAGCACGATAAGGATAAAACGCAGGAGCAACTATACTCCGACATCAAGCAGAATGTGCTCTGGCAGAGCTTTGAGGAATTTCCGTTTGATGAAAATACAGAAATCCTCATCAACCCCTCCGGCAGATTCGTCGAGGGCGGACCCGCCGCCGATACCGGGCTGACGGGCAGAAAAATGATGGTGGATACCTACGGAGGGCTTGCTCTTCACGGCGGTGGTGCATTCAGCGGCAAAGACCCGACAAAGGTCGACCGCAGCGGTGCTTACATGGCGCGGTACATCGCAAAAAACATCGTGTGGAGCGACTTGGCTGAGAGATGCGAGGTCGCTCTTTCTTATGCCATCGGCAAGGCTGACCCTGTGGCGGTTGATATTGACGCTTTCGGCACGAGCGCCCTTACCAATGAGGAACTGCGCGAAATCGTGCTGTCCGTGTTTAACCTACGCCCTGCAGCAATCATCGAAAAACTGCGGCTACGCAATGCCATCTATGATGACACCGCAGTTTACGGGCATTTCAACTCCTGTTTGTTCCCGTGGGAGGATGGCAGTGTTCATTACAAAGAACTGAGAAAGGCGGCGGAGAAATATGCTGATAGAAAAGATTCAGACTGAGCGGCTCATCCCCGCCGACTATAACCCCAGAAAAGACCTCAAACCGGGCGACCCGGAATACGAAAAGCTGAAACGTTCTCTTGAGGAGTTCGGCTATGTCGAACCCGTTATATGGAATAAGACCACCTCTCATGTTGTCGGCGGTCACCAGCGCTTAAAGGTGCTTCTTGATATGGGCATTACCGAAGTCGAGTGCGTAGTGGTCGAGATGGATGCCGAGAAAGAAAAGGCGCTCAATGTTGCGCTCAATAAAATTAGCGGTGACTGGGACAAAGATAAGCTGGCTCTACTCATCGCCGACCTGCAGGGTACGGACTTCGATGTGTCGCTCACCGGCTTCGACCCCAGCGAAATCGATGACCTTTTCAAGGATTCGCTCAAGGATGGCATTCATGATGACGATTTTGATGTGGATGCCGAGCTGCAAAATCCTGCTATAACAAAGCCGGGCGATGTGTGGCTACTCGGCCGGCACAGGCTGGTCTGCGGCGATTCCACTAAAGCTGAAACCTTTACTGCTTTGATGGACGGCAAGATGGCAAATCTGGTGGTAACCGACCCGCCGTACAACGTCAACTACGAAGGCACGGCTGGCAAAATCAAAAACGACAATATGGGTAACGAAGCGTTCTATGACTTCCTGCTTGCGGCATTTACAAACACCGAAGCGGCGATGGCGCAGGACGCTTCCATTTATGTGTTCCATGCCGACACTGAAGGGTTGAATTTCCGAAAAGCATTC